CCCTGTAATCATATTAGCGTTTTCATGCCTAAGCCTACGCCCAGTGCATTTTTGCAGCCATCCGCCATATAGATCACGACTGCTTAGCCTGTTACGCGCATGATGTAACAATAATTGATCGCCGATATAAACGCCAACATGATTTAGCCCTTTGCCTTCAATGCTAAAAAGTAATGCATCACCGCATTCCAATTCATCTTCAGGTTCTAATTCATGAAAACCAGCTTCTAGCCAGAAGCCATCAAATAATGGCTTTTGCTCAAATTCTTCTGGAGTTACAGGTCGCTCCCAATCTGGCAACGTAATGCCATTTGATTTGTACCAATCACGCACCAACGTCCAGCAATCAGCTACACCCCACACCCATTCACGTCCAATTAATGGTGCAGAATAACCGCTTGGTTTTGTTTCGCTCCATGTTTTAATATTTGGGTTATAGATAAACCATGTCATGCCTGTGACTTCAATACCAACCAAATCCGCTTGGCTTGGTTCTGGTTGGGTGAATGGATGGCTGTGAAATACAGCCTCAATTTCGCCTGCTTCTTCTGCTGACGCAAAATCAATAGGATCAAGAATAAACTGCTCTGCATCAATTGCTAAATTTTTGCACGGCCAATAACGACGGCGACCTTTAACAACCACAACCAATCCGCAAGCCTCAACAGGATTACTAGCTTCTGCATGTTCAATTGCTTTTGCTTTCCACGTCATGCTACAAATGCTCCAATGCCTGGGAATGATCCAAATGGTAATGGTTCAGTATCACCAAACCTTTTTTTGCAGCTATCTAATCGCTTGCTGCATATATCAAGTGCTTGCGTTGCAACTGAATTATCGTTTACATCAAAGAATACATTTGCTGTATAGCTACATTCCGTGGAACGATATACCCATTGGCAAATGCTGCTGATGCATTGTCGTTTTGGCGCTCTGACGCCAGCAAGGTCAAATGCTGCTGCGCATTCAAACTCAACCACTGCTCTGTTTTCAGTTGATTTACGAGCTATAAAATAAATCTCCTGCGGAAATTCAGCCGTTGGATCTGGCGTTCCATACGGGTTCACACTACCTACAAAATTTACAGCATCAAGGTAACGTGCCATTGTTCTGCGTCTTATAAGCTTTGCACCTGTTAAATCATTACCTGCCGTTACATCGTTTACAATAAATAATATGGCACTAATTGTACCTAAACCATTGCTAATTCTAATTACAGGTCGCGGCAATACTCCTTTGCTACTAAATTCAAACCCGTCCATTTCAACTGGTAATCGCTGGTAAGCATTTGCAGCCCAAACTAAATCTTGGTTTGCATTCATATTACTTCCGGCATGAAACCTGTAAATCGTATTCGCTCCATGTAATGCGGTAACGAGATGCAACTCAAACAATTCAATAATTGATGATGGCGCAATCTTTTGCAGTTCAGATACTGGTACAGTCATGGCTCAAATACTTGGCGGAAAGTTGCTTGGATATCAGCTAGCCCAGCATAAGATATAGTTTTACTCCATTCAGCGCAAACAAATTTATAAGCACTTGGTTCGCCTGGCCCAGTCCAGTCAAAGCTCGCACCATCTACACCTCGGGCATCCAAAAATGTTTCAATCGTATCAGCATTAGCTTCTGTAATATTATTCCACGATAATGACCATTCGACTGGGCTTTGGTTTAAACCAAATGTAATTCTGTTTTCGTAACCATCGCCAAATTTAATCAGCCGTGATTTAGGGCTACTGTTTTTTTGTGCGCCGTAGCTTGGCGCGATGTTAGGGAAAGTAGCCATTATGCAAGAATGCCTCCAGGACGTTTTTGTTTTACTAATTCCTTTTGTACTGCGGCTGCAAGCAGCACACCAAGTTGCTTGCTGTTTTGATCATCGCCTTCTACTTTACTGCCTGTGGCATCAACATTAACCACAACGCTGGTTGAGCCGCCGCTACTGCCTTGCATCGCTACCGGGATGCGTTTGCCGTCAGGCAACGGTACATAAGCTTCGTTCTGGCTGCCCTCGCCGTACAAAGCCATCTGTGGCCCCGTCGCAACGCCACCTCTTGCATATTTCTTCAATGGCATCGGCCCCATTGCGGTCATGATGCCGCCTTTGGCAAATAAGCTGCCGCCGCCGAAAGCTGCGCCTGTTCCAGCACTAAAAATAGAACTCGACGCTGCGGCGCCATAAGTACCGCCGCCAGCAATAGCCCCAGCCCCGCCGCCTGGGAATATACTGCCCAGTACTCCTAGCAGCGGCTTCATTATTAGTTGTTGAGTAGTAATGCGGATCATATCTTTTATAATTGAATTAGCCAAATCAGCAAAACTTGTCTTGCCGGTTGTTACAAAGTTTGCCAGTTGATCGCCTAATCCTTGTAATGCGCTGCCGGTTACACCTTTTATGTTTTCACTTAATGTGCCGATGCTTTCTAGATAACTGGTGACGCCATTCCTGATTCCTTGGGTAATGTCAGTTGCGTTAAGGTCTTCAATTTGTTGCTTTAGTTGGCGTGTCGCTTCCGCATTTTGCAATAGCTTTGTTCCTACTTCGTCTATTTGTTGCAATCTTAAGGTTAAATCGTCTCCTGTGAATCCTTTACCTTTGAATTCTTGCTCTGCTTGATCTCGCAATTTTTTGTTTTGCCTGCGAGTAGCAGCGTCTTCTAAGGCAGCTTCCAATTCACGCGGTTTAGCACCACGCATCCTCATGCGTAGTTCCATCTCTTCTTTTGCTTGATCGCCTGATTGCCCGTAAAGTTTTATTTCTTTATCTAGTTCTTTAAGGAACTTTTGCTTTTCTTCGATTTGATTAGTAAGCTCTTTCGTAACTCCAGATTCAATTTCTTTGCTTTTTTCTTTAAATTCCAACTCAAGCTTGCTATAATCACTCCTAGCCTTTTGGTTGATACCAGCCGCTTTCGCCTGAGCAATCTGTTTATTGGAATCACTTTCAGTTCTTTTTAGCGCAATCTCGGTATTAGCGACAAGTTCGCTTGCTTTGTTTGCGTATTCAAGATCAAGAGCTTGCAACCTTAATTTTTTTAATCTCTCAACATTATTCTTTTTTGTTTCTTCAGTTTCGGTGGCTAAGATATTATTTATTCTATCTCTTACTACCGATAAAGTTTTTAGACGGGTTAGTTGTTCGGCGTCGTATCTTTTTTGTATTTCATTAGTAGCAAGCAGCTCTTTAAGATCCGCCGCCTCCTTTGCTCTTCTTTTGGTCTCGGCATCATCATTTTTCCCTCCGGGACCTGGCAAATTTGATGGGGGCTTGACCGGGATTGCGTACCGGCCAGCCATACCAGTACCTGCTAATTGTTGCTGCGTAAGATTTGGATCTCCTTTGGGAACAAATTCTTTTATCCTTTGCAAGTTAAGATAAATTTTGGTTAATGGATCAACTGCTGCTAAAGCTTCTAAAACAATTGTTTTAAAGAAAAATTGTAGGCCTTTTAAGTTGTCATTGCCTATTAAATTAGCTATTGATTTATTTAATTGATCAATTTTTTCTTTAAATATTTTGAATGCAGATACTGCAGCCTTAGCCATTTCTGTTATTGAATCTTGAAAATCGGCTCCGATAGGTTGGAATGCTGAGCCAATAGCTAATTTAAGCTCGTCAAACGCGACAGTCATTCTTGCTCCTGCTTCTTCACTTGAATTTGCAACTTTCGCAGCAGTTTCACCATATTGAATTTGCAATGCAATTCCAAACTTCAATACATCATTGAGCCCAACAACGCCATTTTCAAGATCTTTCTGTAATTGAGGCAATGTCCTGTTAGTCGCTTTTGCAAAACTAGTAACAGCGCCAGGGAGTCGTTCGCCCAACTGGCCGCTTAATTCTTCGGAGCTTAGCTTGCCTTTGCTGAATACTTGAGACATCGCAAGGATTGCCCCTTGTACGTCTGCGGTGCTTCGGCCAGTCGCTTTCATCGCAGTTGTTATGCCTTTAAATACAATCTCAGCGTCATTTACGTTACCGCCAGCACCAATAACAGAAGCCGATAGCCTTGTGAAAGCAGAGGTTGCATCTGAAATCGGTACATTAAGAGACTTGCTAATTGAATTAATAGCATTTTGTGCATCGCTATATTCTTGAGATGTTTTTGTAATTCCTTTCAATGCAATATTAAGTTTCGTAATCTCCGACGCATATGTTGCTGTATCGCCAATCGCTTGCCTGAGCATCCCAACTTGGGCGCCTATAGCGCCGCCAGCCGCAGCGCCGCCAGGGCCTCCAAGAGCTCCAATACTTGCGCCAACTAACCCCTCAGGGCCGCCAAATACACCAGATGCTGCAATCGCGCCAGCCGTTTGTGCAGCACCAGCGAAACGTTGGCGGCGTTGAGATTGTTGTTTTTCCCTATTCTCCAGCCTTTGCATAAAGTCTCTTCCTCCAATCTCCGCGTTTTGCCTGTCTTTTGCTAATACTTTTGCGGCTTGTTCATCTGCTTTTTTAATTTCTGCATTATTATATTTTTCTTGCAATTCAAGTCGCGTTATATTTGATTTATTTTGCACGTCACGTATCGCTTGCAAACTGTCTTGATAATTTGCTAATGCGTCACCTGTGGCTTTATAGTCTAAAAACTGTGGTTGATTGAATTGCCCAAGCACGTTGCCTTGCTTATCTTGCGCATTTTGTTGCCGTTTGCGGTGAAATTCAGGGTCAAGCGTCTCAAAACCTAAACGCGGATAAGGCTCAAGTGCCGCTGCGGGCCGGCCCATGATGCCTGCGCCTGCAGTGCCGCCTGTTACCGGCCCTCGTATAGCAGTTTGCACTGCTGCTGCCGTGCGGACGCTAGTTCCTTGCACCTTGGCTAACTGCGCATCAAGTCGTGCAGCTTCTGCTGTCGCTTGCTTAAATTCTTTACTTGAGATATCAACGCTAGATGCTAACTCACGCCATGAAGCGGAATATGCTTTTATATTATTTGTGCTTTGTACTGTTGTTTGTTGTACCTTTTTTAATTCCTCAGCAAGCCCTTTGAAATTATTACTTGATAATGTTGCTTGATTGGCAAGACTATTAAGTTTTGCACCTAAATCCGCTAAAACTTTATCGCCCTCAGCCCTGACGCGAAGCCTGATTTCAGAGGTGACGGTGCTCATTTGTTTTTGCTGTGTATTGCGGATAGGGCTGCCATTTCCATAAGCTGCAACCCTTCAAACATTGCGACTAGGTCTTTTACTGCATACAGCTTACATAGCCATTCTAAGCTTTGGTAGTTGAACCCAGTTGCGCCGGACATACCCGCTTGCCATTGGGTTTGCATCCTTAGGAACATACCTACAATATCCCAGTTTTCTTCCCATACCTCAAAATTTTTCTTCTCCTTGCGCGATTGCATTTCAGCAATAGCGTCAGGCATCATACCTAACGCTTTTAAATCGTCTTCAGTTTCTTCTTCTCCTGCTTCTGTAGCGCCGCACCAATACAGCGCGGCATCTCTTAGTTTTTTGCTGGTTCCCCTAAGATGCTATCTGCATATGCTTTGATCACTGCTTTTGTAAAGCATGAATCATCACATAGTTCTTTTTTCGACTTTTCAGTGAATGGAATGGCTTTGCCATCTTCATCTAAGATTCCGTCCCAGCCTTCAAGGATGCCATCAATAAAAACGTCATCGCCTTTATCAATTAATGCATTGAAGGCTGTACGGCCTATCTTCTTGAAGATCGCATCAAACGTTTGCTTATCAAACGTTCCGCCATCTGCAGGTGTTTCCACCTTTACCGGCCACTTATAAGAAGCGGTTTTCTTAAGAACAAATGCCATAAAGGTTTAGGTGTAAGCCAGTGTGAACTCGTCGTTACCGCTGGAGCCAGGCACCAAGGTAAACGGCAGGTTCAGCATAACGATACCATTGTCCTCGGAATATGTAGGGTTGCCAAGGCTTATTGCGTTAGCGGCTGAAGCTAGCGTAATAATGTTGCCAGCAGTTGGGCCGTGAACAATTGAAAGGTTGCCTGTTGTAGAAGCAACTGAATCAGCAAAGAAATCATGGCTTGCCAAGGTTGGCATCTCAATCGCCAAGCTGCCACTAGCCGACCGGTTTACAATAAGAATTTCTTTGTCGCTATTGACTAGCTCGCGATAGACGACCTCGTTGCCAACATCAAGCTGACAGGCTTGCAAAGGCAAATCTGTTTCGCTGAATAACGTAAATGCGGTGGTGTTTGTATCGTTGAAGATCTTTGGTGTTGCTTGGTTGGTGAAAGTTGGGGTTGGATCTGCTGTGTCGGTAGGTGCTACATACTGCCCGGTCATCGTAAAGTTGATAACTGGAATTTGATTAGAAGTTAGATTTAAAGAATACGTGCCGCGAGCACCAGTCACCTTATGGCGTACACCATCGGTTGAGTAATACATCGTTACCGAACTGAAGCTAGTAGATACCGGCGCATAAGTTACACTGGTGCTAGCAACAACAGTTTCGCTAAAACCGCAAGCTTTGAGCAGAGCGCCATAACGTGGGGCAGTACCAGCAGTACCAGAGCCGGAATACTCAACTTCAAAAGTAACGCTTACCTTGTTGTTTGCAATTAGCTGAGGTGATGCGCCTAAATACGGGCGAATCAAATCCCGGGTTATTACTTCAGCATCAACAGGTGTCACCTCTAGGTTTCGCACCTGGCAAGCATCAGAGCCGGCAGGGGTTGAGTCTGTGCCGTAGGTTGACTCAGCCTTTATCAGGACTGTCCTTTTCCGGTAGAGCTTTGCCATTTGGAGTTGTTCCTTGGAGAGCGGTTTCTTCTAACAGTGTAAGGCTGCCTGTCAAAGGATCAAAGAGATATGTCCCCCCAACGCCAGGATTGGGAACAGGCTTCAGCGGTTGTGTTTTCTCAATCATTTTAGCTTGCGGAAGTGAGATTGGTTCGGCCAGAACGATACCTTATCAAAAAGTCCATACTTATAATACCAAGCGGTACATCAGCTTCAAACAAACTAAATTCTACGCGATCTGGGTCAATGTCTAACGCATATCCGTTAACGCTTGGATCGCTCATAATCAAATTATGCACTTGCTGCGAATACACGTCCGATGCATCATCTGGTGTATCTGCCCGCACGATCACCGTGACCCTAACCCGTAATATCCACTGCAAGACGGTAGGAAAGATTTCTGCGGGCTGGTCTGTGACCGGCTCCAAGATGATCGCTGGTGCTTCACCGCGAGCAAGGGGCTCTACCCGGCTGCGGTAGCAGGTGGCACCTGTGATTGCATCAAGGTTTGTCTTTAACCTTGCAAGAATTAATTCGCGGCGTGTATCGGCCATTGCTACACCTTGCTAAGCAATAATTCGGAAAATAGCCCATCGTCAATTGGTCGATTCTCGCGTACCGTGTAAGACGCGCCCGCAACAGTGATAGCAGTACCGCGAACGGTGGCACTGACATCAGAAGTTTTTGCTAATAGCAAATACTCCCTAGACAATGCCATGCCGCCAGCAATTAAATCCATTGGGGAATCCAATACGCCAACAAAACTAGCATTTTGACCAATCTGGCAGGTAACGCCAAACTCATCAGTATTTAGAAATGCCAGCGTATCAGATATCGACATGGAGGTTAGTTACCGTACTTCTTGCCGTAGAGCAAGGTCACGGAAGCAACAAAGGATGGTGAGCTTGTGCCACCAATAGTTGCTACAGCGCGAACATAACGCTGAACGTCATTACTGTTGATCGTTAGCTTTTGCTGTGAAGCAGTAGATGTAACTTGGGTGAAGGTTGCGCCAGTAACATCAGCGAATGTGCTGTTGTCAGCAGAATCTTGAATTTTCACGTTGTAGGTGGGGCTGGTGCCCGCGCCTGCTGCCGCGCAATCAAGGATTACAACTGCTTCGCCTTCAGCGTC